GCGCATGTGCGAACTCTCGTTCGTCGAGTACATCAAGCAGGCTTGGCACGTCATCGAGCCCGGCCAAGAGTACAAGCACAACTGGCACATCGATGCCATCGCCGAGCACCTGACCGCCATCACTGATGAGATGATGATCGACGATGAGCGTTACTATGCCCGTTTACTGATCAACGTCCCGCCGGGCGCGATGAAGTCCCTGCTCTGCAACGTGCTGTGGCCCTCGTGGGAATGGGGGCCGCGTGACATGGCCTACCTGCGCTATGTCTGCGCCTCCCACAATGTGGACCTCGCCATCCGCGACAGCACCAAGATGCGGCGATTGATCCAGTCTGAATGGTATCAGGAACGCTGGGGCGACCGCGTGACCCTGACAGGCGACCAGAACGCCAAGACCAAGTTTGAAACCACGGCCAGCGGTTTCCGGCAGGCTATCGCCATGACCTCAATCACTGGCTCTCGTGGAGACCGCGTCATCATCGATGACCCGCACAGCGTCAACAGCGCCAACTCCGAGGCCGAGCGCCAGACGGTCACCGAGACCTTCGAACGCGCCATCCCCACCCGCCTCAACAACCCCGACAAGTCGGCCATCGTGGTGATCATGCAGCGCCTGCACGAAGAAGACGTGTCCGGCATCATCATCGAGAAGCAGATGGGTTACGACCACATCATGATCCCGATGGAGTACGACCCCGACCGTGCGGCACCCACGATGTTGGGATGGCAAGACCCCCGCACCGTCAAAGGGGAGCTGATGTTTCCGAACCGGTTCCCCAAGTTCGTGGTGGAACGCGACAAGAAGATCATGGGCACCTACGCCGCGTCCGGCCAGTTCCAGCAGCAGCCGACACCGGAGGATGGCGGTATCATCAAGCGCAAGCACTGGCAGTTGTGGGACGACCCCAAATTCCCGCCGTTCGATTACATCATCGGATCGCTGGACACCGCCTACACCCAGAAGACCGAGAACGATCCATCGGCCATGACCGTCTGGGGCATCTGGACGGATGACCCCAAGACCCATGCCACCCGCATGCTGGGCAAGAACGGCTACCACATTGTACGTACATACGACGAGAAGGAAGTCCCGCCTCGGATCATGCTGATCCATGCTTGGCAGGAACACCTCGAGATGCCCGACCTGATAACCAAGGTCAGCGAAAGCTGCCAAAAGTGGAAGGTGTCCAAGCTTCTCATCGAAAACAAGTCTGTGGGCATGCCAGTTGCCAGAGAGCTAAGAAGGATGTATGCAGGGAGGGATTTCGGCGTCCAGCTCGAAGACCCCGGCTCTATCGACAAGATGTCCCGTCTCTATTCGGTGCAACATCTGTTTGAGGAAGGGCTGGTCTACTGCCCCGACAAGGCATGGGCAGATGAGGTGATCAGCCAGTGCATGCGCTTCCCGAAGGCCAAGCACGATGATTTAGTAGATACAGTTTCGATGGCTATGCGCTACTTGCGCCGTTCTGGGTTCATCCTCAGGACAGACGAGGTGTCGCAGGCATACGATGATGCCCGTCAGCACGATGGGCGTCCACCGGAACCGCTTTACGGGGTATGACATGGACGTTTGCTACGGGCTGAAGATACAAAAGGATGTCTGGATTGCCCCCAACAAAGAGATCAAGGGCAAGGCATGAAGACCCACCGGTGGACCGTCAAATTGTTGACGTTGAGAAGTTCAACAGCGCCGAAAGCGCCCAAGCCTACGCCGATGGATATGGTTTGCTGGGCTGCAAGCCTGCGGTTATCCCGCCTTCAAACCTGCCCACCGCCCCCGAAGGCGGCACTCCAGTAGCCGTTGCGGCATAGGATGATCATGGAAGACTTGAGATTGAAATTCAGGAAGACGCGCCGACCACGGAGATGGACGAGCATGGCAACATCATGTCCATCCAGCTTCCCGACGGATCGATTGAGTTTACGATGGACGGGTCGCCGCTAGAGAAGGCTGAGAAGCCAACGCGAGAAGGCTGGTTCGACAACATCGTCGAGGATATCTCGAAGGACGAACTGACCCGCATCGCCGAAGAACTGATGAAGGGTATTGAGGGTGATCTTAAGTCGCGTCAGGAATGGATCGAGGACCGCGCTCAGGGCATTAAGCTTCTGGGCCTCAAGGTTGAAATTCCGGGCCTCGCCGGAGCCGCTGACGGAGCGCCCGTTGAGGGTATGTCCCGCGTTCGGCACCCGCTCCTGCTCGAGGCGGTGCTACGCTTTCAAGCCAATGCCCGGTCGGAGCTATTGCCTACGGATGGCCCCGTAAAAATCCGTGAGGACAACAACAACGCGAACGATTCTTCCGACGAGTTGGCCAATGACCTTGAGAACGACCTCAACCATTACCTCACGGCCACTGCCCGAGAGTATTACCCTGATACCGACCGAATGCTCCTCATGTTGGGCTTTGGCGGGACGGCGTTCAAGAAGGTATATTTCTGTCCCCTTCGCAACCGTCCAGTTAGCGAAAGCATCGACGCCGACGACCTCATCGTCAACAACAGCGCCACCGACCTCTACAACTCGACACGCGTAACCCACCGCATCTACATGAAGCCATCGACCGTCAAGCGGATGCAAATCCTTGGCGTTTATAGCGATGTGGAACTGTCGAACGCAAAGCAGGCCAAGCTCGACGCGGCGCAGCGCGAGAAGAAGGCGCAGCAGGGCATCAGCGAGAACGAGAACGATCCCGAGGATCGTGACCGCGAAATCTACGAGTGCTATTGCGAATTGGAAATCGCAGCCTTTGAGCATCGCCGCAACGGCAAGCAAACCGGTCTGGAGATACCTTACCGCGTGACCATTGACGTCTCGTCGCGTGAAATTTTAAGCATTGTCAGGAATTATGATGAAGATACGAAGGATTTGCCGGAGCCTCGGCAGACGTTTGTTAAGTATACCTTCATACCGGGGCTGGGGTTTTATGATCTGGGTCTCCTGCACATCCTAGGCAACACGACCAATGCTTTGACCGCAGCATGGCGCGAAATGCTCGATGCTGGCATGTACGCCAACTTCCCCGGCTTCCTGTATTCCGATGCAGGTGCGCGGCAGAATACCAACATCTTCCGCATCCCTCCCGGCGGTGGTGCCCTGATCAAGACCGGCGGCGCTCCGATCTCGGACGCCGTTATGCCGCTTCCCTACAAGGATGTCGGCCCCGGCCTGATGTCGCTCGTCGAGAATATCAACCAGACTGGTATGCGTGTCGGCGGCACCGCCGAGCAGGCTGTCGGCGAGGGCAAGCAAGATGCGCCGGTGGGCACCACGATTGCGCTGATCGATCAGGCAACCAAGGTTTTGAACGCCGTTCACAAGCGCATGCATACCGCGCAGTCGGAAGAGTTCGAGCTGCTGGTCCGCTGCTTCCGCGAGAACCCTGATTCGTTTTGGCAGCAAAACAAGCGCCCGGCCCGTCAGTGGGACGAGGAAACTTTCCTCCGCGCCATCAATCAGGTGGACCTCGTACCGCAGGCCGACCCCAACACGGCCAGCCAGACCCAGCGTCTGATGAAAGTTATGGCCCTGAAGCAGTTGCAGGGTGCCAATCCGGCTCTATACGACCCGATTGCTGTAGACCGCATGGCTCTGCAGGCCATCGGCTGGTCTAATCCAGAGCAGTTCATGGTGCCCCCAGAGGCTATGGGCCAGCAAAGCAATCCAGAGGCGCAGGCCAAGATGGCTGAGATCCAAATCAAGAAGCAGGATGCTGATACGCGCCTCATGCTTGCAAAGGGCAAAGTTGCCCTTGACGGCGCTCAGCTTCACATGGACAACAACAAGGCAGGCCTTGAGGCGCATAAGACGTTCACGCAGGGTGGCGTTGTGGCTCCGTCTGACCACGAAAAACAAGTCGATGGCATCGACCTGATCATCAAGGAAAAGTTGGCCGATGCTAAGATGGCGGAAGTCAAGATCAAGGCTGCCGAGCTGGCCCAGAAGGCACAGAACGACAAGATTACTGCAGCGCTGAAGCAGGAAGACATGCTGGCAAAAGAACGCATCCAGATGATCGATCTGGCGCAGAATATCGCTGTGCATCCCGAGAGCGACCCCGCCGTCCACCAGCTACTGGGCAACGTGATCCCATCAATTACACAGGGCAAGCAAAATGGATGACGCGCTCCGCAAGCTGGTACAGTCAGTACATGTAATCCGTGGGTTACACCGTGCGGCAGGTGGGCGGGATGCGATCCCTGTCGGTGATCCAAGGCGGGATGAGTTTGAACCAAATCAAAAATACAATGGGTCAATTCCTCAGATAAAATACCTTCCGACTCATGCCATAGATCATTCTGGTATGGCGGGTGAAACGCATCGTGTAAGTGACGATGTTGCTCGTAATATGGATTTTTCCGAACCTGTTGAAGCCACAGCATTTCGCTATAACAGAAATAATGATGAGCATGATCCTAGTGTTATGCTTTCAAATGGTCATCATCGCTTGGCTGCTGCAAAGCAAACGGGTAAGCCACATTTGCCAGTTATGCTTCATGCCCGTAATGCAATGGGTCATAAGCTAAATGCTTTAAAAGCCATGTCTGATAAAATTGAACGTGGGTTATCAAACTTAGACATCACCAAGGCCGAGGGCGGCGACGTAGAAGGATACGCCACAAAGGGGGCAGTAACAGACCCCGCAATGGTTGCCCCTGTAAAGCCAGCACCCGCAACCCAGCAGCAGGCACCGTCCGGCTTCTTCGAGGTTGCGCCCGGCAA